GTTTCCGATTTTTACACACAGAGACAGACACTATGACTAAACGTTATAAGGCGCCTTATCCTAGATCAGAGACATCTGCGACGCAGCAACATTGCACGTTAACACGCAATGCAGCTACCCGTACAGATGGCTACGATCCATCTCCCGCCGAAAGTTCGACGGAAGAGTGGGAAGACTCGGAGACAACACATCAGTTTTCTGATATTGTTACTCCTGGTTATAAAGGTATCATAGATCGTGGAGGTATAGTTAATAATCCTTGTGTTATATCAGGTACTGAGTTGAAGGTTGGTCAATGCTTTTGGAGCATGGACAAACACGACGGTTCTGGTTACAATCATTCCGGTCAAGGGCATTTATTGTCCAAACATCGGCTTGGTGGTAGCATAGGCTTCTTATCTGCGTCCCCTAACGGAAATGTTAGGGATGCTAAATTAGCGGCTTTACAGGATATCGATTCAACACCTTATGAATTTGGTGAAGACGCATTGTCCATCAAGGAAACTCTTCGATTTTTGAGGAATCCCTTGTTAGGCTTGCGACGTTTATCAACCGCGTTCCGAAAGGAGACATCTCATCTCAACTCTGCTAAAGCATTTGCTAATGCCTACACAGAGTATAGATTCGCTGTTTCCCCGCTGGTCCGTACGGCTTATGACCTCGTTGAGGCTCATAATGCAACACCTGAGATCCCACCCGAACGACGCACTGCCAGAGGTTTTTCCTTTGGTAATGAGTCCAAGAGTGAGTCCGAGACATTAGGTCATTTTATTTATGACCACAATGTTGTTGCTGATGAACGTATCCATGCCTCTATTCTCTACCAAGTATCGAATCCGATATATGGTAGCCAATGGAAGCATGGACTTCGTGGTAAAGATTTTCCTAAGACGCTATGGCAGATTATGCCGTATTCGTTTATGATAGACCGTTTGGTCGACATCTCGTCGGCAATTGGGGCTATCACGAATCTTTCCGATCCATCTGTAGAAATCTTAGCGGCCTCTGTCTCTTCTAAGCGGACGTCCACGTCAACAATAACGTTGCGTGGGAATCCTGAAGAGTTAGCGGACCGTTATACCATGACCGCTGGCGGGCAAGACTCATATGAGTCGAGTTCGTACTCGCGGTCAGTGTGGCACCCGGGCCTCAGCGATGCTATCCCTAGAAATAAGGGATGGGACGCTGTGGACTCGGTTACTAAGACAACAGATTTAATTGCACTTATAGTCAGCAATTTCAAGGGTAAGAAAAAACAACAGACCGCTCAGAAGATCCGCGTTTCACAACGCGACTCTTTCGATGGTCTCCCTTGGTTCTAGAGTGGAAATCCTTCCACTTTCGAAAATCTGTATACAAAAGGAGGCAGTATGCCTATATCAAACTTATCCGTTCTTTTGGACGGAACCATTGCTGTAACTGCCGGAACAAGCACCAACGTTAAATCGTTGGGTGGTGACATCGACGTTAATGAATGCTATCTTGATGATGGCGTATCTTATTTAGATACGACACGCATCAAGTTCGCGGTCAAACGTCCTAAACCAAATGCTAGTGCTCCTAATGGGTTTACCCAAAAACGCAACACTGTGAAAGTCACAGTGCCCCGGACTTTGGCTAACGGCAACACGACTTTAGACACTTTGTCTATCGTTATTGGTACGGATGTAGAAACATCTGATACCGACGTGTTATCGCTAGTGAATCTGGGCGCGCAACTGATGAGTAATGCTGATGTATTAGCTTACTTTACAGAACAGAGCACTGTATAGTGTGGAATATCTTCGCTGACTCTTTTCTTGAGTTATGCGACGTGATCTACCCATTCTTGGCCTATTTCATAGTCCAAGCGGTTTAACGCTCTCGCGTTTCACTATACTGTTATTTATTATTCAAAATGGAGATTTTCGATGAATAATTCCGGAACTAAACAGGTTAAAGCAAAGCTCTTTAATCCCCAGTTAATTGCAACACAATTACTGGATCATCTCAATCGAGACTATGATGCCTTCCTACTTGCGTATAAAGGCAACGACTACATAACGCGCAATGCGTTTGATAGACAACGGTCCGAACTTTTAAAGAAGTTCGTTCCACCTTCCCTAGATCAATCGAGTCTAGAGCAGGAAACTTACGATAAGTTTCTGGCAATAAATTCGCATATGCTAACGTTCAACATCAAAAATTCATATATTGATATTAAGCCTGGCAAATGTATGCGATCTGACTCTTTTGAAGAGAAGGTCCTAAAACGAGTTAAGCCTTTAATGGCTCATGTTTTAGGAGATTTTATGGAAGAAGAACTTTTTCTTGAGTGCCAAAATTCATCTGGCACATCAATCGGAGTACCCTTTAAGGATACTGCTATTGATAAGAAGTTTCTTTTCCCCCTGTCTGTCACTAAAAGTGTAGTTCCACTCTTCAATCGGTACCTAGCTTTCGACACACTGTTGAATAGCGCTATCCAGACTTTGAATAGCACCACCGTAATAGGTGAAAGGTACAATATCGTCGAGGGATCTCGTGCTACAACCGTCGACAAGTCTTCCACTTCGCGTCGCATGATCGGCATCGAACCTACTTGCAATATGTTTCTGCAACAGGGTTTAATGATGATGATGTATAAGCGTTTGAAGTGTGTTGGGCTTGACGTAGCTGTTCTACCTGATTTACATAAAACTTTGGCTAAAGACTCCTCTATTCATGGCTTGAATGCCACTATAGATTTTTCTTCTGCCTCGGATTGTGTATCAATCGAATTACTTCGCCGGGTTCTACCGGCTAAGTGGTTTCTATTGGTGGATCAATTAAGGTGTCGTACAATTGCCATTCAAGGCGTTGAACACGATACTCATATGATCTCATCAATGGGTAATGCGGGAACTTTCCCGTTGGAGCTGCTCGTCTTCTGGACGTTTGCTATCGCTGTAATTCAAACCAATGAAGATCAGGACGGGTCCGTACTCCCAAATCGGGAGTTATTCGGGCGCGCCTCTGTCTTTGGGGATGATTGCATCGTACCGACTATCTATGCTCATGATTTTATGAGTGTGATGGAATCGGTCGGATTCATAGTTAATAAAGAGAAATCTTTCTATGGATCAGAGCAGTTCAGAGAGTCCTGTGGAGGTGATTACCTCTCAGGATACGACAATAGGCCTTTTTGTTTAAAGGCCCCTACTGGGGTCAAGCTAAGTGCACTCGAACCATGGTTGTATATAATGATGAATAGCATCTTAAAGAAATACTTTATGTATTTCGGTGCTACTAATTATTTGTACGATCGGTCCGTGTTTACTTATTTCTTGACTCTGTTCCGAAAATACAATCTCGTCCTTAAGATTGTACCAGTAGATTTTCCTGATGATGCTGGCTTCAAGATGTCTGTAGATATACAGAGGTTTTTGGCCAACTATCCGTTTAAAGTTTCACGGATAACGAAGAGTATTCAAGGAACGTATTCATTCCGTTACTGTCGGTATACTTATCGACAGCAGCGTGAAATTAATCCGTTCGTGCGCTATGCCACTAAGTTGAAAAACTATAGAGCTAGTGCATTTAGTCCCTGGGCTACGCCCAGACGACCGATCTTGAAGACTCCTAGAAAGTTAGGAGGTGGTTACGTTGTAGCTAAGGGGATATCCTGCCATTGGCAGGTACCAGAGATATCTGGGACCTAACGGTCTTCCCATTGAAAATATATCTTTAAAGTTTTGGTCTTCCTTGACCTCTCTCTAAAAATGTTACGCGAAAGCTGC